TTTCTGAACCCGAAGTTCAGGATGAAACACCAAAAACCACAGAAGGAGAACAAGTGTCAGACACTACCGTTCCAGAAGTCGCTCCTGCCGCAGAAACGGTAGAGGCTGCTAAGGTTGAAGTTAAGGCTGCAACAGCACCTTACACTTCAGTCAAAGTTCGTAACCCAATCGTGGATAAGGCTTCTTATCTCGAGCACTCAGTACGCGCCTCTCTAGGTGACGATACTTCAAAGATGTATGTTGCAGCAGCAGCAGATATCACAGACAACGCTGGTCTAGTACCAACACGCCAGTTAACAGAGGTAATCAACGGCATCTCAAATGCAGATCGTCCAATCATTGATTCAATTTCACGCGGCGCATTGCCAGATGCAGGAATGACATTTGAAATTCCTAAGATTACAGTTGCACCAACAGTTGCAGTAGCATCAGAAGGTGGAACACCATCAGAGACAGACCAAAACGCAGCGTTCGTTTCAGTTAGCGTACAGAAGTTCATTGGACAGCAGACATTCTCTCTAGAGCTTCTAGATCGTTCGTCACCAGCATTCTTTGCAGAGCTAGTTCGTCAAATGGAGTTTGCTTACGCAAAGGCAACTGACGGAGCAGTGGGAACAGCACTAATCACAGGTGGAACAGACGGTGGAAACCGTTCAATCACAGACGGTTCAGATGTTGCAGATTTTGTTTCAGATGCAGCAGTTTCTATTTACACAAACACACTAGGCTTTGCACAAAACATTGTAGTAAGCCCAGCACAATGGGGTGTTCTTATGGGACTTGTGGACACAGCAAAGCGTCCAATTTTCCAACAGACAATCAACCCACAAAACGCAGGTGGAGACCTAACTGCAACAGCAGTTCGTGGAAACCTTCTTGGTCTAAACCTTCGCGTAGCTCGCGCTCTATCAGGTACAGGCGATAACTCAATGATTATCGTTAACCCAGATGCTTACACATGGTACGAGAGCCCACGCTTGTCACTCCAGACTAACTTGATCTCAACAGGTCAAGTACAGGTTGGATACTACGGTTACGGCGCAATTGCAACAAAGCTTGCAGCAGGCGCTTATCGTTACATGGTTGCATAAACCAACAAACTAATCATGGGGGGGCGGTTGCTCCCGATCGCTCCCCCAGTCGTTTATTGAGAGGAATTGGAAATGGCAACAATAGTCACACCAGCCGAATTACGCTCTGTGCTTGGCGTTTCCAATTCTCTCTATAACGATGCCTATTTAACAGATGTCATTGATACAGCTGAGGCAGTTATCTTGCCTATGCTTGTCAAGTACTCAAGTCCTATCGACACAGTTACATTGCAAGATAACATTGCAACTTATGGTGTTCTAGGCGATAACAATTTTAGCGAGGGTCAGAGCGTAGTCATCACAGGTGTAGGCTCCCCATTTAACGGCACTTTTACTATTATTGAATCAAGCAACATTGACATCGAGGACTTCATCGTTCGATCAAGCTCTCGCATCTATTTAGACGGTGCTTACAGAGAATTTAACGGATACTTTACTGTTGCAATTACAGGCGCAGATGTTACCGAAAGAAAAGTAATCCCTTCAGGCTTAGCAACTCTTTCAGGCGCTTCTACTTATGTAGGAAACGCAGCCGTAGAGTCAGCAGTTCTAGCAGTATCAGTAGAAGTATTTCAATCCCGTATCGCTCCTGGTGGACAGATCGAAGGCGTAGACTTTACGACCGTGAGCCCATATCGTTTAGGCCGCAGTCTTTTCAATAGGGTGTCAGGGCTTTTAGGTGCGTTCATCGACACCGATTCTATGGTGCAGTAATGCCTAACACGATTCTAGATACAGTACGCCAGCCTTTAGCAACAGCCTTTGCTGGCGTTGCAGGCAATGTGTACGCCTATGTTCCAGAAGCTCCTATGGTTCCTTTTGTGGTAACTGTTCCAGATTCTCCATATTTAGAGCTTGAGACTATTAACAAGTCTACGCTGCACATTAAGATAAATTTAGTTATATCTGTAGCGGTTGCATATAACAGCAACCCTGCATCGCTCGACAATCTCGAGCAGCTCGTCATAAGTGTTCTGAAGGTGATCCCAGCAGGGTACACAGTCGGAGCGGTTGAAAAACCAACAGTAACTCAAGTCGGCCCGTCCAATGTATTGGTATCCGATATCAGAGTTTCTACCTACTATACACAAACAAACTAAAGGACAACAATATGGCAACCGTAGTAATCACAGGGCGCGATATTTCTCTATCTTTCTCAGGTGGAACAGATATCGAAGCACAGGCAACAAGCGCAGTTCTAACAAAGACTAATGTTCGTGAGACATACCAGACACTCGATGGCGAAGCTTACAAAACCGTCAATATTGAGGGCGAGTTTGCTCTATCAATGCTTGCAGACTGGGGTAAGGCTAACTCAGTATGCGAAGCTCTATGGACAGCAGCAGAGACAGCACCAGACACAGACATCAGCATCACACTAACAGCCGCAACAGGCGCGCAGTTTGTATTCCCAATTAAGCCAGAGTTTCCAACAGCTGGTGGCGCTGGAACAGATGCCCAGACTGTAGACTTTACATTCAAGGTATCAAAGGGCGAAGTAACAGAAACCTTCAGTTAAAAACTAGAAACGGGAGCAAACAATGCAACAGCAAATAACAATTAAATATAACGATGGATCTGAAGATACTTACCAAGTCAGACCACCAGATTACGCCAAGTGGGAAATGGCCACTAAAAAGGTTATCTCTAACTTTGGTGGTATGTGGGATATTTTGTTTGTAGCTCATTCAGCAATGAAGCGAGATGCAGGCGGAAAGCCCGTTAAATCACTAGAGGTTTGGATGGAGACGGTGGCAGATGTCGAGGTGGGAAGCGATGACCCAAAAGCCATCCAAGAGGAAGCGTAAGCCGACTCTTAGTTGATCTGGCAATAGCGACTCAAATCCCTATGTCAGAATGGCAAACAGCAGAAGATATTTTAACCGCAATAGAGATATTAGAAGAGAGGAACAATCGTGGCTGAACAAACGGCTCTCGATAAAACCCAACTTCGTGCAGTCTTTAAGGCGTTAAAGAATATGGACGAGCAAGCAGTAGACGAAGCCAAGCGCCAGTCTGGTGCTCTAGCAGAATATGCTCGCAAAGAGGTGATTGGTGCTGCATCGGGATTACAGTCCCGAGCAGTTGCCAGTCGCATTGCTCAAGGTTCCAAAGTTAAAAAGTCATCTAGAATCGGTGAGATCACTTACGGCTTTGCAGCTCAAAAGTTTTCAGGTGGTGCAACGACTAAGGTACTTTGGGGTCCTTCGGAGTTTGGTACTAATAAGTTAAAGCAATTCCCTGTTTGGTCAGGACCGAATCCTGCGGGTGGTAGAGGTTCTAAGGGTTACTTTATTTATCCAACACTACGCAGAATTCAGCCTTACATCGTAGCTGAGTGGACTAAATCGTTTGATAAGATTTTGAAGGAGTGGACATAATGGCTAAAGATAGTAGAGCCTTAACGCTTAAACTCCTTGCAGATATCAATGACTTTACCAAGAATATTAACAAGGCCGATAATGAAGTAGTTGGCTTTGGTGACAAGGTTACTAAGTTTGGCAAGATCGCAGGCGCAGCCTTTTTAGCAGCAGGCGCAGCAGCAGCGGCTTATGCAGGAAAGTTAGCCATCGATGGAGTTAAAGCTGCTATTGAAGATGAAGCAGCCCAGGCTAAACTAGCAACCACATTAAAGAATGTGACTGGCGCTACAGATGATCAGATCAAAGCCACAGAAGATTACATTCTTAAGCAGTCTTTGTTATTTGGCGTTACAGATGATGAGCTTCGTCCGTCTCTAGATCGATTAACTCGCGCTACTGGCGATGTTACAAAGGCACAAAAACTACAATCAATCGCCCTTGATATTGCATCGGGCACAGGTAAAAGTTTACAGGCGGTGACAGAAGCGCTTTCCAAAGCACAGGAAGGCAACCTAGCGGGTCTTTCGCGGCTTGGTGTAGGTATTACTAGGGCTGAACTTGCGACACTTTCATTTGATGAAGTAACAGCCAAACTAGCTTCGACCTTTGAAGGCCAGGCAACAAAGCAAGCAGATACCTTCCAAGGCAAAATGGCTCGGTTATCGATTGCTTTTGATGAAGCTAAGGAAACAGTCGGATCATTTATTCTTGATGCAATTACGCCTTTAGTCGAAAACATCGTTACTTATATTGTGCCAGCCGTGCAAGCATTTGCTAGTGGCATAGGTGGAGAAGGCGGTCTCAAGGCTGTATTCATGGACATTATTAGTGTTGCTAAAACTATTCTTATCCCAATCTTTCAGGGCGTTCAGTCTGTCTTTAATAAAGTCAAAGATGCTGTAATGGATAACCAAGATGCTTTCAAGGCTTTGTGGTCATTTACTAAGAATGTCTTAGCACCATTTATGGGCGGGGCTTTTAAGGTTGCTTTTGAGGTAATCGGAACAGTAATCGGAACCACAGTTTCAGCAGTAGGTAAACTTATTAGCGCGTTTCAAACTCTTTTCGAGTGGGGTAGCAAGGTAGCTCGATTCTTAGGATTTGGCAGTTCTACTGGATCATCAACTACTAGCATGGCTGCACCTACACCTCCTTCTAACAGCAAAAATCCATTTGTTCCAATTATTCCAAATTCAAAGGGTTTAATGGCTGGTGGATCAAATGTCACTAATAACATTACAGTTAATGGCGCTATCGACTCAGAATCGGCAGCTCGTCAAATTGTCCAAGTACTTAACCAATCCTCATATCGTGGATCTCTTGGTGCTGGAGCGTTAGTAGCAGTATGACAGCCTGGACTCCAGATTGGGCAGTTGAGGTCAATGGGCTAGGAGACATCACTAACCTAGTCATCTCAAACTTAACCATTACTTCAGGTCGCTCAGACATATATTCTCAGCCCATTGCAGGATATTGCCGTTTTACTATTCTCAACCTAAATCAATCTGCCACAGGATTTGATGTAAATGATTCAGTAGTAATCAAGGTTAAAAACTCATCTGGTGTTTATGTGCCTTTATTTGGTGGAGATGTCACAGATATCGATATAACAGTCCAGACAGGCGAGCCAGCCATTACTCAGGCTATTACAGTCACAGCTCTAGGCGCTTTAGCCAAATTGCCTAAAACCTTGACTCAAGGCGTATTGTCAAAAGATTTTGACGGTGACCAGATTTATGAAATTCTATCTCAGGTTC